ACTTGCATTTCGCTTTGTAATTCATCACAAATTTCGAAATATTTTTCCCAATATTTTTTTTGAAATATTTTCGCAGGGGTATTTTCATTTCTTGTATAACTTTTTTTATCGTTTAATTCGGGTTTCAAAAGGCATTCAAAGTCCATTTTATCACCGTTCAAAAAGGCTTTAAAAATAAATATTTTAATGCCTTTAATCGCAAAATGATTTAATGCTTTTGCTGCCGTTACCAATTCTTCTTTCTCTGAAGTTACATACCAAACGATAAACGGAGCTTTATTTAGATTTAAACTCTCAATTTCATTCAAGAGCGAAACCATTGTTTCCATTTTCTGTGTTAAATCACAAATGGATACAACGGTTTGTCCATCAGCTTTTGGATAACTTGCTAATGTTGAAGTTACAATTGGCGGATAATAATCTGCCATAAACTCTTCAAAATTTTTCTTACTTTTTAATGCTTCTTCAGGTGTAATTGTTGTCATAATGACCTCCTTTAATTAAGTACAGTCATATTCATCACTCGACTATTGCTGATTTTAAAGTCTATTTCGATTATTTCGTATCATTCAGACACAATTACCAACCTTTTCCGTCAAGTCCACGTTTTTGCATTTCTGCACTTGCTTTATTGAAGTTTTTATTATGCTGATCATATATTTTCTGATATTTTGCTTTTGTTTTAGGATTGGAGGTTTTTTCGATTTTTTGCCGAGCCTTACTGCTCTCTTTATATGATTTATTGTAAAAAGAGTTTAACTGTCCGTTAGTCATACTTTTCATATCGTTTGAGTTGTATTTTGCTCTGATATTGTATTTTTCATTGACTGCCAACAGATATGCCTGTGAACGAATATTTGATTTTGAACGAGCATCATTTAATACTGACATTTGTTTATCAATCGCATCCCATTTTTTATTTACTTCAGGATGATTTGCAGGTAATGCTTTAAATTCTTCCATCATTTTTGAAAGTTTTTCCTGTTCGTACAAAACTTTTGCTTGTTCCTTTTTCATCAAATTTTGTGCATTAACGTATGCACGATTTAATTCCAAATCGTTCATTTGTGAGTATTTTTCTTTATAATAATCATTTACACTCACTAATCTTGGTGGTGTAGAAGATGCACCACCTCCACCACTACTTTTACCGCCACCTGAACCACGACCTCCCATAAATTAGTCTCCTTTCATTTTTGGAATATCAATATCAATCCAATTCTTTTCGCTTGTACTCCAAGTGATTTTACGACCTGATTGTTTTGACATTTTCTTTATTACTTTATCAATCTGTTTGCCACTTAAAGAACGAAGTTCCTGCCAATCGTAATCTTCCTCATAGCGTGCATGTGATGGATTTTTCCACTTCCCTAAATATCTGATTTGAACGCTGACGGAATTTCCGTAATCTTCAACTCTGAAGTCAGAATTTGAAATATATCCGTCTGATTCAACTCCTCGCCTCAAATTATATTTAAGGTCTGAAACTGTGCTATCCATAGACATTTTAGCTTTTGTTCTTCTTGGGTCTTTTTCTTTCTTTTCGGGTTTTATTCCGTTCTTCTTGTTTTCTGCACGTTTTGCACGAGCTTTAGCAAGTGCATCAAGCCGTTTTTGTTTAAGGTCTGATGCTTTTTTAGCATCTAATTCTTTTATTCTTTCTTGAATATCGTGCATAGCTTTGACTCGTTGCTCTACAGAGAGATTAGAATTCCCCGATATGCTATTGTATAAATTTATAAGTTCATTTTTGTCTGTGATACCTTCACCTGTTGGCACTTTTTTAGCAGTACCGCCACCGCCTCTGCCACCACCTGAACCACGACCACCCATTATGACCTCGCTTTCTTAAATTTATTCATGTACGGTTCGAACCAACGGAGGTTTTTATATCCGTCAAGTTCGCTCAACTTGTTTCCATAAATCAAAATTTCTTTTGGTTCAAGTTGTTTTAACATTTCTTTAAAGCCTTGCATAAAGAGGGTTATAGCATTTTTGTCATTCAAAACACCAACCGTTCCAATTGCAACAACTGAATGTTTTGGAATTCCTAAAAAGGCATATTTGTAGCTTGATTCATCGGACCAACTGACTGTCGGAATAACTTTTATTCCGTTTTCTTGCCAATATCTCGCACACCATCTGTTTCTATAAACTTGCCAAATTTGGAAAGCTTCGGGGTAATTCGTGTACATCGAAAAATCAGGAGATAATACTCCATCGTATTGTTTTAGAACTGCAAGCTGTGAGTCTGCGTTTTTCCAACATCTCTCAAAACGATAATCATCTAAAAAGAAGTGTGCCGTTCCGTTCCTGTTTTTATCAACCCTGTAGGGGATGAGTTCCTTTATGGGAAACTCATCCGGCTTTAAATCAGGGATACCATAGGGATTAGAGGAGGAGAAAAAACCTTTTTCAACATTTTGCACATTCAGCATATCTTTCCAATACATATAAACTCCTTATGCTCTTAATGTCTTAACTGTTTCTAGCAAATAATTTGCAAATGATTCAATCGCATTAACGCCTTGATTAAAACAATAATCGTCAAGTTCGTTCGGAGAGTTTTGGATTTTTCCTTTTAATTTGAACAAGCTATCAATCGCAGGCTGTGTGTATTTTGCAAGATTTTCGTAGAGTTTTGTAATCGTTGTCGGAACTTTCTTTTTAATCAGTTTTAGAATAAATGGTTGAATTATAGCCCAAATAGTGCTGAAGTCTTTCCAATTTTTGATAAATGATAAAATACTCATATTATTTTCCTTTCTTTTTGTAGTATGTTGAATATATGAATGAACAAGAATTAATAAAAAAGTGTTTAATTAATGAAGATGCTGTTGAAACGTATCCTTTTAAAAAAGATATGAGATATGGCAAAATTCCTATTTTACGACACAAGTCAAATAATAAATGGTTTGGGGTAATTTTTTATTTGAATGAAACTTTATATATCAATCTCAAAGCCGAACCTGAGACAATTTCCATACTTAAAGACCAATATCCGGAATCTGTTACATCAGCTTGGCATATGAATAAATCTCATTGGTGTAAGGTAGATGTTAATATGATTGATGAAGAAGTATTGGATTCTATTATTAAACGAAGTTTTGAGATTACAGCATCTAAAAAACGCTCTAAAAAAGTTTAATTATTTTCCTTTCTTTTGTTGAATTTGATACCATTGGATTTTGTTCCTTAAATAATCGCCAATTCTCTCTTTTTGTAGATTTGGTAAATACGGAAGATATGTGAAATCAATTTTCCCATAACTTGAAGTTTTAGGATGGGATTGACCGAATTCATAATGTGTAAAAACAGTTTTTTCTGAAACTGTAATTCCATATAAACTGCATAACTTTGCTACTTTGGAACACATCGCCTCCACTTGTTTTTGAGTTAGAGGATATTTTGTTTTTTTATCTTTTAAATTAAAGCCATACATCCCACAACAAGAAACTCCGATGCATCCTGTGTTCCCACCACCGCAATGTGCTGCATATTTTCCGTCATAACAGTTAATATTATCTTGTGGGGTATAAGTGCCTTTGTATTCTTTGCCGTCTTTATCAAATAAAAAGTGATAGCAATTTAAGTTCTGTTCGCAGGGCTTATCTGCTCCTGCTGTCCAATGCAGACAGATTTTAGTTAGTGATGTCATTTAAAAATTTCCTCCTATTTTGTCGTTCTTTGATTAAATTTAAATATTCATCTTCGGTTAAAGACGTTTCTATCCCTAAATCCTGCTGCTCTTTATGTCGTATAATTTTCCAGTCAGTTTCGTTCAAAAACTGTTCAGCCTCTGTTTTATCTATTTCACTAAATAATAAGTCCGCATTTAAAACCCATTCTCCGTTAATAAACTCAGCTTTTTCATGAGGTTTGGCAGGGACTTCTATGTCATCAAATAATTTTTTTGTTGTTTCCAAATATTGACCATTTCTAATCACGCAGTACATTAAAAACTCCTTTCCAACTGAAGTACAAGAGATACGCTACCGGTTAAGGCTCTTGTTACGTTGTTATTGTCTTTGTAATTCATCAATGTAGCAGGAGTCCGAACATTAAATTGACATTCATCTATGTGATAACCGTAATTATTGAGTTCAATATTGGCATCAATATTAGAATCAATGTTCCAAGGCAGCACAAACCCGTTAATTTTGTCTTTTATCCAACCTGAAACTTTTAAATTCTTGTAATCGACTCCGATATTGTGAAAAAATGAGTACAAAGTGCTTGGCTTTAAGCTGATTTCTTCGCTTGTGTATTGATTTTCCGTTGCATAACTTTGCACTTCGGATACAAAATTGTTTTGAGTTTTTATTCTTCCGACATAGATAAGTTCTTTTTCTTCGTATTTTTCTTCTTCTATGTTGTATGAATAAAACTTGTTTTCGGGAATGACAAAACAATCGGCAAGTTCATGGATTTCAAACTCTGCAACTTGTGCTCTTGTTGCCATATTCTGAATTTCAGTAATTTCGAGCTTAAATTTACAACAAGACTCTATAACATCGGCATCAAAATGACGGACTTCATTTGCAACCCAATTGAGTTCTTCGGTAATTTCTTTTAAAACAATCCATTCTTCGCCGTTAAAACCTTTTATATATCCGTTTCGAATACTTCCGCCGGCATCATCATGCGAAGCTATTATTGTAAATCGTGCTGCTTTTCGGTAATTCGGGAAATCTATTTGAATCCATTGATTACCGCCAACAATATTTGCAACCCACTTGTTATTCCATACTCCGTTAAATGCCAAGAAAGCAGGAAAATTTGCACCCGTTGGAACATAGTGACTACTTTCCGTTACGACATAACCATACTTATACTCATTACTTGTTGTATAAGAAATCATTGTCGGAATAGAGTTTTTATTTGCGTGTCTTTGCAAATGATTTGAATAAACAGGGCAGGCTGTAGTTACAAACGGCTCAAAACCACCATTGCTATTTTTTGCATACCCCAAATACATTTGAGCATTATTGTATAAATTTTCTATTGTGTAAGGTTGTGAAATAATAGATAATTGGTTAATTTTACCAATGGTGGACTTCCCGATACCCGTATTAATCAATAGCGGATTATTTATATTCAAATCAACTTTTGCAATCATCGGCATAAAATCGTTAAGGGTTTCAAAAAACTGCAAAGCACCAAAACCTGAAAAAGTACCTGTGCCGGAGTTTTTAGTAATTGTAAGTCTGTAGTATTTGAAATGGTCGAAATAAGTTAATGCAAAATATCTTCTTTCATTTTGTAACCAGTTCAAATTATCCGTATAATCTCCGAGTAATGTCCAGTTTATATCATCATTACTGCCTTCAACAATAAAATCGCAAGGAGAATGAGTGTTTGCATCGGCACTATTACGTGCATTAATTGAGAATGCCGTAATTTTTGGATAATTATTCTTAAACTCTACTTTTATCCATCCTGTTGTGACACCGTTGATTGTTAACCATCCGTAAGCATCGTTTGTGTGATGTCTGAATGCTTTCCATGGCATATAATTTGTTGCATCGTGTTGTGAGCTTGAAGATATAACACAATTTTCATCTTCAAAACTCGTCATAATCGGCATAATGTCATCAGAGAATTGTACTTTTTGTAAAAAATCTGCTTTTCCGTCATTATCTCTCGGTGCATCAATTATGGTTTGAGTAGGCAAAGTGTTTGTCTTTTCTTCACGAGAAGTAAAATAATTGACTTCTTTTACAATTCCGTTTTCAAATTGATATATTCCAATATCCCCGACTTTGGTTATTCTATCGACATTGTTTTGTAACCGAAGTTTTGTGCTGTTGATTAACAGTCTTGAATCCGTAAACTCAATGAATACAAATCCGTCAGTTACTCCATTGAATTCAGAAATAGAGGATACACCTGAAACTTTAAAATTGTATGTTTCCGTATTCAAAATCAGGATATCGCTCTCGCAGTCAATCTCACAAAGTGGGGTTGATTTATGTGCAGTTAACTCCGTTTGCAATTTATTTAAAAAATCTTCCTGTTCATTATTTGAAACTCTTAATTTTTCAAAATTGCTGTTAACGTCATCTGCGACAGCTTTTGTCTTTGCTTTAAACTTTATTAATTCTTCAATTTTTGACATCATAACTCCTAGTTTTTATATTTTTTCGGTCTGTCTTTTCGCCAAATTGCTATCCAATTAACTTGTGGATTTGCCCTCTGCTCTGTGTTATAGCAGGTTATAACTATACGAGTTGCTTCTTTTCCCCAGTAACAATAAGAAGAGTCATCCCCGTTTACATCTCCCGAATAATGAAATGTTCTCATTGATGGCAAAAAAGCAAGCAAATCCTCCATCGTATAAGTATCCGGAGGATAAACATACGTGGTTGTTCCGACATTGTATCCGCTTAAAATTTGCATATTATCGAAAGTATGAATTGTTTCGTTGGTTATAATTTCCGAAATATTGTGATTGTGTTCTTTTTTAGCATATGGAATTAAGTTATCTTCAGGCACAAGACCGTTTTCATCCAAAACAAGAACGTTATTTTTATCGTTTCCTGCATGAAAACCATCTAATAAATCGGCATTAAGGTTTTCATTTTTTATTCCGTTTGAAACAGGAATTTGGTTTTCTTCATTCCCTGCGTGGTAGCCGTCTGTTTTATCCGCATCAATTAATCTGTAATGAGCATTTACGTCTTTGTTGTGGTTGTTTTCCAAATAATCAAAAGAAACTATGCTTACATTAGAATCAATAATTAACTGTCTGTCTTCTAAATTTTCAACTTCCAACACAACTTTTATGTAAAAATCTCTGGTTGAACCTTCTTCTTCAATCGGTTTGTAGCTTTCAGGAAGTCTGCCTATGGCAAATAAGTTTTTATTGGAGTCAAATATTCCGACCTCTCTGATATAATAACCTCCGCTATCAGATGGAATTGCACACTCTACGATTAATCGGTTTTCATAATCAGTATCAACGTATATTTTAGAAATATTCCCTCGATATGTTTCATTGATTAAAGATGTTTGAGTAATATCGGGATCATAATATCCGTCACCGCCATCACCTACGGCAAATGTCGTTAAATGTAACGGTGTGCTCATTGCATAAGACCGAGTGATACTTCCTTTTCCGCTATTTGTAAGTAATGTATAAAAATCCATATTGCTCCTTTTTATCCAAACGCCCAAACGCAATCATCAAATTCTGATTCATCCCACAGGGCAAGTGGTAATTTTCTTGTTTCATCTTCAGATTTAATCCAATATTCTTCATCCCAATTGCTTTCATCCCAAACAAGTGTTTTTTGAAACGGATAAATTGTTGTGCATTCTCCTGAAAGACTTGTCATTTTGTGTTTGTAATTTCCGACATTAGCAGGCATCCCAATATTTAATTTTGCAAGATGAGAACGAACATTTTTATACTCGTTGATTAAATCTTCTAATTTTTCAATAAGTTCAAAATCCAGACCTTTAGTGACAAAATCAATATCTACCATAAATGTAAACGGTTCGCCACCCGTTTCAAACCATTCCTTAATCTTGCCTTCAAGTCCGAACATATCAAATATTTTTTGTAAGGCATATTTTGTACCTTTATACCTATGAACCTCAATAGAGCGTTTTATCAAATCTCTTTTTTCGTCATCATTTCTGCATTGTAACCACCCTTCATTGCCTGTTATATGGTACTGTTCTGCTAAATGCGGCAACGCATCCGATGGTAAATTGTCAATGATAGTAACTAACAAAACATCAAGGTCTAATTTTGAAAATCGTTCTTCGCAGATTTCATCAAATATTTTTAAATTAATATCGTTTATAGGGGCTAAATCACTCATCAGCATAACCTCCTATTTTGACATCGTAATCAACCAAATTCGCCCATTGGTATTTTTCAATATCTATGTTTTCAGGTGTTAGAGAAAGAACATCATACACTCCGTAAATGCTGCTTAAAACATTTTTAATTTGTGTTTTAACCACATTTTTGCCTAATTTTTGAGCTAATGTTTTCTTGTATTCTTGCAGTTTGGATTCAAGAGTTGTTTGAACACTTGTAATATCTGCATCCTGATAAAGTAAAATCTCTGCTTTAATAGAGAAATCTATTTTTTCAGGAGATAAAACCTGTACATAGTCGGTTAATGGTCTAATACCGTCTTTTTCATAGTATTTGCGAACAATTTCCAAAACTTCTTCGGTTGGGTTTCCGTTTTCAGTCAAAGGATAAATATTAACCACTCCGGGAGATGGAGATAATATTTCAACATCAGTTATTGATTGATGTGCAGATAATGTATGGTAGCGATATGCTCCACGACTTCCTGCGTTTGAAAACTTTTCGGGAGCTTGTCTGATTCTTTCTCTTAAATTATCAGCTTCTTCATCATCTGCTCCACCTGAAGATATTGTGGTATTCTCAACTGATGAAATATAGCTTAACGGTGTTACAAGATTATTAATTGAGCCGATTATATAATTATTCCCGACAACTCCTGATGTTTCGCAAACAGCCTCAACTGTTACAGAAGTCTCTCCTGTTTTTAATATCACATTTTCTTTTGTTTGAAATATGCACAGTCCGTCTTTTGTTTCAACTTCACAACATTCGGGTATTTCAAAATCAAAATCCAACGGTTCATCAACAGAGAATTTGAGAGTTGTAACAGCACAATTCGCAAGAAGTTTTCTTACACCTAAAGGCTCTCCAATATGTTCAAGAATATCTAATGGTGCATAACTCAATAGGTTTTGTTTTGCAGTTTCTTGAATTTGCATCCTTAAAATTGATTCTCTATACGCACCCAAGTCAATCATCAATCTTTCAATTTGAGCCGGTTGCAGAACTTTGCCTGATTTTTGCTCATAAAGTTCCACCCATTCTTTTGTAATGGTTTCGGGGTTTCTTTCTATAAAATTGGGTTCTGGTAAATTTGTCATAGTGTAACGCTTGTATTTCCTTGTGTTTTACTACCGTTCAAAGTCCATTCAATTTTGATAATAATTTGTGTCTCATTAATTTCGACCGATACAGAGTCGACAATAATTCTTGTTTCCCATAAAGCCAACGCATCAATGGTTTCTCTTGTTATATTAGGTATTGCCTCATTTACAGGGTAATCAACATATTTGTATATCTCCGAGCCAAATGTCGGTCTTAACGGAACAGAGCCTTTTCGTGTCGTAAGGATTATCGCTATACATTGGTTAATGTCATCAACTCCTTCTGCGACAGAGCCAATTTTGTTGAGTTTATATTGCCAATCTATATATGTAATTTCGTTTAAATTTGTCATGATTGTATTTATTTAAGTTTTTGATTTAATATGTTAATTCCAAAGGAGGAAAGCCTATGTCAACCGAACAAGAAGCCATAAATGTTATGCTGAATATTTTTAGAAGTGTTGCTGAATTTAAAAATATTAGACTTGAAAAGGATTTAAATTCATTTAACGATGTTCCTATTACTGTTGTTGATGCCCTGAGAGATTTGGCTAAAAGTGCCACTGAAGATATCAGTATGGGGCATTTTAACGGATTGGGGTTAAGAACAATTGAAGATTTAACTCACGATTATTCTTTGGAATATTTACAAGATTTATTTGTCAGATGTGCAAAAGCTGATTTAAAACACGATTATTTTACCTATTTAGCAGGGTTGTATATTATTAAAAAGTATATTGATTAATAAGGTTACATTGTCTGATTCGGACTTGATGTCGGGCTTCCTTGATTTCCTGTGTGAGAATGAGAGTTATAAACATCACGCATTGCTTGCATAGAAGATGTTTTATCCGTAATATCTGCCTGAGAAGTGATTCCGTCTGTATTAATCAGCATTCCTGTGTGATTAATGTTGCCGTTTAAATTGATATTTTCAAAGGTTATAGTCAGGGTATTTGTTTCTTTATCAATATTAATCAGCGAGCTATTCTCTAAATTGAGAGAAATCTGTTTTTCAGAGGTAACAACGGGAGCATCTTCGGTTGAATAAATTGCTCCGAGAATAACGCCGTCTTCTGAATTTTCATCCATAAGGCAAGCAACTTGTTCGCCAATATCCGGCATAACAAAAAATTTGTCTTTCATTGTTTTGCTTTGGATTATCGGTAGCCAGTATGAAGTAGACTCATCATCTGCGAAATTTACTCGTGCTTGTACTGCTGTAGGATTAATTTGTGATACAATGCCAAACCTTAACACGATTCTACCTCACAACTTGTTGTATAACCGCTCGCTCTGTCAAATCTGTGTCGTGCTTGTTTTATATGATATTTACCCGAAAAATGTCCGACACCTTTTAATTCAATATTGAGTCCTGCTATCAAATACGGATTCCCAACAAAATCAAGAGTCCCTTCAATTTTTGTGTCAGCCGTTCCAAGTGCTGCGTTGGCTTTTACAATAGCCTGTTTTCTATCGGTACATCTTGCATTGATTTTTAATGTATCGCCCTTAACAACACTTTCGTTGCGTGCTGTTGCTTTGACGGTTTTCTTTTTCTTTGGGTCGAAGTATGAAACCTGAACAGCTTTGTATTTTTGGCTTGTTTTTTCTCTTAAATTTATATGAGTTAGGTCTGATTTATAAAAAATCTGTGTAGATTTTGCACCTTTGAGCTTTGAAACATCATAAAATACAAGATTATTTTCGGCTATTTTAAAGATATATCCATATTGCTCCGCAAGTTTTGTGAGGAATGACAAATCTCGTTCTCTGTTTTGAGTTATTCTGTCAACTCGTATATCTGAAATCTCTCCAACCAATGTGTAACCATGTTTATCGGCAATCTCTTTTGCAATTTGTTTAAGCGTTTTATTTTCATACCCTTGAGAATTCTTTTGTCGCAATGGCTTTTTAATCCCTGTTGCAAGACCTTTTACAGTTATTACATCGGGTGGTGTATCGTATTCTAATTCATCAATCTCGAAAACCCCGCAGTTTAATAGCTTTTCTGCCTCATATCCGATATACGCACGAAGACAATCGCCTTTGCTTGGTATCCATGCACCTTGCCAAAGTTTTTCGGAATCTTCAAATGAGATTAGCAGCTCGTCAGATTCCCCATGTTCAACATCTATATATTCGATAGATGTAACATAGGGAGAAACGTCTTTTGTAATATTTTTCTTGTCGTAAAATAGTTCAAAAATTGGGACTAGCATTATTTTTTCCAAGGTGGGGTTTCAAACTTTATTGTTTCGGATTCTTCTAAAACAGGGATTTTTAGTTTTGCCTGAATCTAAGAGGGGTGTAACTTTAACTTCAGGGTTTGCTTTTATTATTTCTTCATACAGTGCAGGGTTTTTATAGTATTTGTATGCGATTAAATCCCATCTGTCATTGTCTTTGGTTATGTAAGAATAATATTCAGTCATTCTTTACTCACGCCTTTTTCTTAAATCCTTTTTCGGTTTCATCTTCTTCGGGAATTTTTCCTGTATATTCTCTAAGTCGGAGTTCAACTTGTATTGAAAGTAAATCGCCTTCTGCCGAGGCTTGTTCTGTTGTTTTGCCAATTTCTTCTATTACAAAGACTCCGACATATTCGCCATTTCCTTTAATAAACTTAAGAGGTTCTGCTTTGTCAGCAACTTCAACTAAGGCTTTTAATTCGTTTTCGGGAACACAAAATGTCCTATGAAAGTTCAGCTTTATATTCTCCTCTTGAAGATTTTTCCCCAAGAATTGTAAGATTGGTTTGTTTTCTATCCTTTCATGTTGAGCATAGTTGTAGGATACGGTTTCATTTAAACCGTTAAAGTATGTTATCAATTCAAATTTTATATTTCCAAGTTGAGCAAACATATTTTAGTACGCAACTCTTTCTTTACGTTCTAATTCTCTTCTGAAAATCGCAACAACTTCATCTTTGTGCTTTTTCAAAAGTTGTGAGAATTCTTCTTTTGTTGTTCCGTTTGGCATTGTTATTGTCGGGGAGTAGGTAATTACCAATTGAGTTCCTCCACTGATACCAAGTTTGTTTTTATTAGCACCCATACCTGTTGTCATAAGTCCTAAAGACTTATTCATTGCTTTAATAAGTGGAGCGGGTTTCATAGTGGATGCAATTGTTTCAACGATTTTTAATTTGTTTAAATCTTTTAACGGCCCGACTTTAGCAGGGGAGTGAGGCAAGTGGTCTCGGATAATTTGGGCGTGCTTTCCGATTGCTTCTTTGGTTTTTCCGAGTTTGGAAAGGATTCCGTTTGCAAGCATATCGCCGATTTTCTTGCCAAACTCAAACACTTTAGTTATGAGTTCAACAATTTTCACAATAATATTTGCAATGGCTTTACCGAATTTTACACCCATATTTTCGGCAGCTCCTCCTGTATCTTCAACGGGCTTAATCAGCTTTTTAAACCAGTCAATTATTGCTTTTATAGGTTTTAATATTGGCTCTATTGCTGTTCCAATTCTTTTAACTAACGGCATCAAAGGTTGTAAACCTTCTTTTAATCCTTGCCACATACCTTTAAAGAATGCTGTAATTGGTTTCCAATATTTGTATATCACTAATGCAACTGCTCCAATTGCAAGTGCTATCCATCCAAGAGGCGAAGTCAGAAGTGTAACGGAAAATGCTCTGAAAGCTATTATTGCTCTTGATATCATACTTGGGAAACCTAAAAAGGCTGTTTTTATTCCGTTTAATCCGAGCATAATATTTGTTGGGATTGATTTTATTGAAGTCATTGCCCAAGTTTTCATAGCAACTGTTGATTTTGCAATATTGCTTGGAAGTTCTTTAAACGAAGTAATTAAACCTGCTCTCAAATTGTTGTCTATTCTTCTAATATCTGACATTAAACCACCTTTAAGACTAAAAGCTGAAGCAAGCCCTAATTTATCCCCACTCTGTTTGATTTTGTAACCAAATGTCAGATTGTGAGCGGTGGAATTTAAACCGATAAAATTCAACAGTTTAATTCCGTTTTGTACCAAAGCAGGGGTTAAATCTCTTGCCACACTCAAAAATGCTCCGTATCCTTTAACGAGTTTACCGACAAGAATTGTTGCAGTTCCAAGAGTAGTCAACACAACTCCTGCTCCTATCGTGCCGATTATTGCCGTAAATATTCCTTTTTGCAATAATGGATTTTTATTTATAGCAGTAAGTAATTGATTGATTTTTTCGATAGGTTTGTGTAGATGAGGAAAAACAAGCTCTTTCATATTAATTTTTAAGAGTTTAAATTGCTCGTTTGTGGTTTCCATCATGTGGTTAAAGTCTTCATCCATAATGCCATCTGCACCGAGAGCAGATGCTTTAATTCTTCGGTACTCATCGAGGTTTTGCATCATAGGTTTTAAGAAGTTTAAGTCTGTTTTATTCCTAAAGATTTCTGAAACTTTAAACACATCCCCGCCTGTAAGATGATTAATTAACATAACCATCTCTTCAATAGGGTCTTTATTTTCAGTAATTACCCGATTTAAGAATTGTGGTAAATCAACTCCATACAGTTCTTTAAACCTGTTAACAGCCATTGGAGATGTTATTGCTTGCAAGAAACTTTCAAAGTTTGTAGCAGCTTCGGCAGCACTTCCTGCACCTTTCATTGCGACTTGTAGAGCAGCACCAAGTTGAGAAACGGCAGGAACTCCTCTCATTCCGAGCATACTTGCTCCTGCCGTTAAACTTGGAAAGGCGGCAGACATATCTTTCAACTCAAATCTTCCTTCTTTTCCGGCTTGAGCCAAAATGTCCATTGTTTTACCTAAATCATCAACATTAACTTTTAAGTTATCTGTAACAGCAAACGCAGTTTTAGATATATCTACAATTTCGGCTTGTGCTGCCGTTGCA